CGCAGGACGACGTAGTACATGCGGGAGTTCAGATACTCGGTTCTGCCTCCCCACGGTGGATTCATGAACGTCGGCGGCTTGACGACTTTCACACCGCCAAAGGTCTCGGCGTTAGTGACGATGTGCCGCGTCGCGGTCGTACCGTCATCCAAGTACAAGCCGAAGTCCTGGTAGTCAACGTTGTACGCATCAGTCAGACCTTGCAGAGCTGTAGTCAGAGCAGCTTGTGTCAGCTCCGGGGTGGCCTCATCCCCGACCTTCTTGACCCCGATGATCGTGAACTCAATCTGTTCACCCATTCGACGCATGAACTTGTCCATGATCGCGTCAACTGATACGCGGACAAGCACTTCGTTCTGGTCGTGTGAGTAAGGTCCGTACTTGAAAATCATAGAGCCCACCTATCGACGTCTGACCGGTTACCTTCAGCCTGCATGTACGACCGTGCTACAAGTTGCTCCGTTGACTCAAGGTTTTCCGCGTCTGTCTTAAACGCAGGTATGTCCCGGTCGCTCCCTTGCCACGGCGGTAGCTCTTGCGAGTCCACCATACGAAAGGCTTCAGCCGGGTCCATCGGAAACGCTGGGGGTACGATTACTGTAACATTCGTTTTTGGGGTTGGCGAGGCTTTTGCTTCAACCGTCTGCCCCGTTCTAAGGTTAGCCGGGATCCCCGCGATCTGCTCAAGGATAGTCGGGGTCGCGGCCCTTCCTGCAAGCGTCGGTGCTGACGTAACACGAACTTCACCGGCTGAAAAGGGTTTGACCTCAGCCAGTCGGGCAGGCAATCCGGGGGCACGTGGAGGTATCGCAGGCTCACTCTGCGGAACTGCTTGCGGCTGTACGACAGCGGGGCTCGCCGGAATTGTGGACTCAGTTGTCCTGAATACTGGCCCGGCCTGTTGCCCAGAGATCTGCTCCTGTACCTGCGGATCTGCAGTTCGGCCGCTGCTAACCTGCGGCACTCGGGGCTCACGGGGAGAGATGCTCTGCGGTTCAACGACTTTAACACTGACCGGCATACCGACGTTGGGCACGCCCGTCTTCGGATCGGCTGAGGCTCCGACCTGCAATGAGGCCGTAGACGGGCTCGCTAGTGAGTGGGAATACGGCTGGCCGGGGATTGGCACAGCCGTGCGTCCGGGGGCTGTCTCTGGCTTTGTAGGACTTGCGTTAGGCCCAACTGTCGGCTGAGGCTCAGATGGACGAGCACCCGGTACCGCAGGACCCGCCGGGACAACCCCCTCCTGAGCTACACGTTCGATTGTGAACCGGTCGATCAGTTCCTTCGGCCGGGACATTGGCGGCTCCTCCATGGGAGCTTCTGCCAATATACGGATCAAATCTGCGATCGCGTCCATAGTCTACAATCCATCTTATCAGTGCTGCATTCCGCCGAAAGATGGGGTCAGTCATCATCTTCGGGCTGTCACGAAACAGCCAGTAGTGCCGCCATGTTTTTGCCCAGCGTCCGTTGCTCAGGCCGATAGGATCAGACCAATGTACCTTGGCACACTGGCCTGTCTCACAAAGGGCCTTCGCGTTTTTCGGAAGATACTTCGGCAGCCCGTCGGCCGCAATATACAGTTCGCCTGTCAGGTTGTCAGTGAAGTACGTTCTGCAAGTCTGGCAGTCGAGCGTGCTAAGTCCGGGGTTGACGTAGTGCAGGTACACTGAGTCGTGCAGTCCTTGAAAGTCTTCTGACTCCTGGGCTGACGTATATCCACACACGGCTTGAATCACTGCGATCTTGTGGTCTTCAAGTACGACGGAATTGACGTGCGTCACGTACGACGTACGAATGAAGTGCCACGCTGCCTCTGGATCTTCGGAGGCAATACGCTTCCACTCTCTCCTGGATTCCCACAGCATGGGCCTGCAGAAGATTCCTTCTACAGGCTCCACTGTGAAACCATCGTCCAGTGACTCTGGGATCATCCGTTGGTTACCACGATGTTAAAGGCCTCGACTGGTGACCCGCCACCGATACGGTGGGCTTCCCATGTCATCGGAAGTCGGATCTCTTCAAGAGCCCCTTCAATCGATGGGGACTCTGGAATAAGAACCGCGTTAGGAAGGTTGATCTGCACCGTATCTTCGCCGTTTGTGATACTTAGCGAGTGGTCAACGCCCGCCTGAACGGTGTCCCGGTTGTTCCAGTATAGCCCAGTGTTTGCGCTGACGTACGGGACCGACGTGGCAAGCAGGGTCTGCCGAGGGCCGGTGCCAACATCGGTGACAGTCGCACTGGAGTTCCAGCTCGGAATGAGTTTGTTGTCAATGACAAAAGCGAACCGGTCGAAGTTGACAGCGGTTCCGTCGATCTCGTACGTGGCTCCGGGGAACCCGAAGATACCGTCAATTGTGCCGTTAGTCCACGTTTCGGACGTACCGTCGGTTTCGTCCTCCCCGATCCACTGGCACTCGATTGAGCAAGGTAGTGTGCCGACTTGGCCTCGGATGATCATCCGGTTCATCCGGCACGTGGTGTACTTGTGGATCTTGCCGACCTTGTCAACGACAATCGGAATCGAGCTGATGGTCTGGTTGGCCGTGTAGGTCGTACTCGCGAGAGTCGTGCCTGCCAATGGCAGAAGCTCAGCCAGGATCGGCACGGTGAAATCGTGGAAGGTCGTGAACATGATCTTCCGACGACCAGTCAGCGTGCGGTCGAGCAGTGGGTCCCTGTTACCGCAGATCGCATCTGGGTTCTGGATACGCTCAGTCGTGGTCTGGTCAAGAAACTTTGCAAAGCAAAACTTCTTGGCGTTGATCATCATTCGGGCATTGATTGCTGTGCTTATTGCCATGGCTACCTGTGGTGCCTCACCATTACGAGAAACGAAAAGATCGCAACTTGGTTTTGCTGTCTAACGAGACTCTGGGCTTCCGCAGGCAGACGATCAAGCGGGTGAACGACGTATGGGTCATACACCTCGACATCAGCGTCTTGCTGGAAAGGATTCGGGACGGCAGTAAACTTTAATCTGATAGCGGCCATCCAGTCCATATAGGTCCGGATCGGCTTGTCGTGGTTGAACGGATTGTGGTCGAGGATCTGTATGGCGATACGCACGGCTTCATCGTCCGCACAGTTCAGCCCAGCCCCCACAGTAGACTTGGCCCCGAGGGCTGTCACTGCGATGGCGGGCAGACTGATGTTTCGCAGGCCGGTTTCGTCACGCTTGTCGCCAGCCCCTTCGACGACCTTCCAGACGAGCACAGCTTGCGGTGGTACACTCCTGACAAGCTCGCCTCCACTAGCCGTGAAGACTCCTTTCCCAGCCATCTCTTTGATGACCCGGACAGTCCTGTCAAGAATGTTCCACTCTGGAGCACTCATACTTTAACCTTGACCCTTGCTCCGGATTCCTTGCGGTCTGGAAACCGGACACTGTGTTCCATACCGTTCTTGTCCTCACGAACAACGACGGCGTAATGCTTGTCCTCATTGATCCATTTACAGCTCAGGACCGTTGCTGTAACCGTGGACGTCATGTCTGAAATTCCTTGAAGGTGTTAATGCGGACCCAGTCATTAAGTCCCATGCGTCTGAGGGAATCACCAATCACCGCGTAGGAAATACCTTTCTCCTCACTGGTGAGATCTTTTGTCCCGACAAAGTAGGCGGCATCATACCGGCCCATCACTTCGCTGAGCAGATCCGGAGTGGGGACACACTCCAGCTCAGCTCTCGTTCGTAACTCGGCCAACATCTCGAAGTCTGAGTCCGTACCAGTGCCGTTCCGAGCCTTTGTTTCTAACATGCCTACCGTCAGATGCTTTCGCATCGTTGAAGGCAGAAGCAAGCCGACTAGCCGACACCATCCGTTCTGAATGGTTCCCAACAAGGCGTACCCCATACTCATCCTCACAGAGTCGCATGAGCAGCGTCTCCATCGCACCGTCACAGACGTCGATATGGCTTGACGCTACGTACGCAACATTTGTTGCCGTCAGCGTGGTATTGCTGATCCGGCATGTGGTTGCTGTCAGTACCTCAAGGACCCTAACCTCAGTGCAGTCCCGGTTGAACAACACGTCAACCCCGGGGACGTCACCAAAGTCCCCGGTTGGCTGAGTATAATCGTCAGTACCCACTCTCAGCAAGGCACCGTTCCACAGGGACGATACCACGCTTTCAGAAAACGTCGCCACGCCGCCTGAGACCGTAACTGTTCCACGAGCTTCTCTAACAAGGACATTACTTGGTCTCCGCATGACGTACATGTACTGCAGGCTCGTCCGCTGAGTCTGCTCTGTCGGAATCCACATGCACCACCGCTGCGGATTTGCTGTGTCCGCAACGAGGGCGTATGTGGTGGGAAGAGCTGGACTCCAGGCGAAACCTTCCTGAATCTGAAACGCTTCGAGAAGGTTCAGCCGTTGGAGCTGCATGTTCTGAGTGCCTTCAAGCACCTGTACCACGTCCGAGACATCGCTCGGCAAAGGGTACATGACTTGCTGGATCAGGTACTCAACGTCGGCAAGGTCGTCATCTGGGTGCTTGCCGGAGTACAATTCGATAACTGTGTCGCTGATACGCCGATATATCGGGTACCAGTTTTGGTCGAGCCGGATGTGCTGGGCCACCGCGTCAGTTGGCCATGTCGCATCTGTCAAAGTGACCTGACGTGTATCGTAATCAAAGTCAACAGTACCGGTGCGTTGGCCAGCGAACGTGATGAGCGTACCCAGCCTGTGAAAGTACGCCCATTCGTGCATGGACATCAAGCGAGACCAGCCAGCCAACACGGCGGTACGTACCTTCGCTTCCAGAAAACGGTCCAGCGGACTGTTAATCTGCACGGCGATATGACTCATCATGTCGGCTACGCTGATCATCTTTTACTTCCCCGTGGGGCGTTTGTCCAAACCAACCGACGCCAATAGCTCAGCTAGATCGTCTACATGGATGCAATCGCAAAGACATGCCATTGTCACAACGTTCTGAATCGGAGCGATATTCCCGTTACAGTGATCGTTCCCCGGCTTTGCCCCGTGCAGAACACCAATGGCCTGTACGTTTGCTGAAGACCCGTACCCGCCTATCTGAATTACTGTGTCACCGTTTTTGGCCTCACGGCCGTTTCTATAGTGCATGGCACTCTCCTAAAAAGTTACTCTTTCGCCGCCCAAGGCGTACCGGCAAAGGTCTTGTCGTATGCGTCACTGATCGATGTCGGAGTATTCATCACCTCATCGGCCGAGACAACCTTGGTATGATTGTGAATGATCTCCTCCTCAAGGTCACGTTCGTCAACACGGGCGTACTCATCAAGCTGACGATACTCGGCCTTGTAACGATTCATTACCTGAGCGTTGATGACTTCCTCCTGCGGCTTCGGGGCCTGCTGCCGCTGGTGATTCTCCCAGTCGCCTTCGACACGCACGTTACGTTCTGCCATAGCCTTCTTGACTTCGGACAGACTGTGCTTGTGCGTGACGATTGCAGCGGGGTCTCCGGGGAAGTCAGCGAGACCACGATATACGATCGCGTCCGCTGGCAGGTCTTCCACAGTCTTGGCCTTGTAGTTCTTCTTGTACAGGTCGAGCATCCATGGCTCGCTCTTGAAGATCTCGGACGCCTTTGGCCCGTTAGCCATTGTCATCCGATCATCCACGCCCGTCCGGGGCGGCGTCCGTGTTGCGAGAGTAGCCGCCATAGAGACGGACTCCCCGTTCGCTATCATCCGCTCGAACGCTTCGACCGCTGCAGGGCCAGCCTGCTCGACGGCATCGTATTCGAACTGTTCACGTCTGGAGGTAAAGCGACTCATGGGGTTGACTCCACAACTTCAACTGGGGTTTCTGCTGGAGCCGCCTCTGTAGACGGCTCCGCTACTGGTTCCACGCTTGGTGGATCAGCAGGTACTAAATTCTTGAGGGCTTCTTCGACTTTCTGAATCTCGGCCCCGTCAAGAACAATGTCAACTTGTTCCTTCTCCAACACCGGGTGCGGCTCGTCAACTTCAGGGGTGACTTCGGCTGGAGCCGCTTGCTGCTCAAGCACCTGAGCCGGTGTCGCCTTTGCGGTGCTGCCGTCGGGCAGAGTCATCTCAACCGTCATGCCGGTGTTGAAGGCCAGAGATACGATCTGGTTGACGTCCTCTGGTGAGCCGTCTGATTCCACTTTGAGCGTGAGCATTACTTCTGTCCTGATCTAGCGGCCACCTTCGCAGCCTGAGTTTGAATGTCCAGTAGCTCTTGCTGGTGAACCATGTCTTGCAGGTGAGCTTCTTCCTGCATACGCATCTTCTGCTGATTCTCAAGCTCAGTCCACTTCATACGCTGAGCAGCGGGGGCATTAGCCCCGGTCTGCTTGTACTGAGCGTCAACCATACGGGCGATTGTCTTGGCTTTGGTCTCTTCAATGTCAGCCTGAGTCTTCTGGGCTTCAAGAGCAGCCATCTGCTGCTGAGCCTGCTGCATCGCTGGGTCAGCCGCTGGAGTCCATGGACCCATGTAGAACTGTTCAACGTCCTTCATCTGCATGATGTCGCCGAGGCGTGCTGTGATCGCGTTGAGCGGCTTCTCATCGCCTGTAGTCTGAGCGTACATCTGCAGGACTGGTAGAAGGTACGGCATGACCTTCTCCATATCATTCATGTCCTTGTCGCGGTTAGGCCGCTGCATGTCGATGGCCTCGATGTAGACTTCCATCTCCCGGAACAACTGGTCCGGAGTCATCGAGCCTACGATTGAGTCCCAGGCCAACGCACCCCATGTACCAAGCAGCGGCCGAAGCTGGTCGCCCTTCATGTACATGGCCGCGAGCCAACTCTCTTTCCGAGAGCATTCCACAACGAACTGGTGAACGTCACCGGCCATCTTTTCCGGTCGTACGTTTGCTGCTTTCTGCTTAGCCTCTACATCGCTGTTGACACGGGCTTGCTTCTGGCTGATACCGTAGTGGATGTCGTCCAGCCCGGTAGCCATCTGGAACTGATTATCCAAGTATTGAATCCACTCCAGTAGGTTACCCTGCACTTCAGGCCGTTGGACGAAGGCTACGATATCGCTGATACCCATCTGGGACGCGGCGTTGATCTTGATGATTGCCGGGTTGTTCTCGCCTTTTAGAGCGGCCTCGGCCTCGGCAGCATAGGCCCCGTTCATAGCGATGATGTCTCGACGGCGGTCCCAGCTCATCTGGAGGTGAGAAACCAGCAAGATGTTCATGGCGAGCAGGCTACCGATGCCCGGGCCGAGCACAGCCATCGGCCAGCACGTACCCGCTACGGGGTAGAAGTCCATCATCTCGCACGGCCATCGACGGTCACGCCAGAGTTCGAACACGGAGCCAAAGCGAGACGTCCGCCACTTCATGGCTTCGCGGATCGCGTCAGGCCCGCCAGTGTTGACAAGCAGCGGCGGTAGATTGAGCGGATGGGGTACGTCGCGAGTCATGCAGAGATAGCAGTAGTCGCCAGTCAGTTGGTCAAGAGCCTGACCGAGTTGCCCATGGACACCTGTTACACGAGCCCCGACCCCGCCAATAGACCAGACCTCGTACCACTCGATCATGTCTTTGTAGAGGTTATTCACGGTGCCGGTATCGGCGACGTTCTTGCTGATCCACTCGGAACTGACATGAGTGCCCCGGCCTTCGAGATAGCCCGGCGGATAGCCGAAGCGGCGTTCAACAACCCACGCTGGCTCACAGTGTCTGCGTGACATCCAGCGGACGTCGCGGAGCTTAGGGTCACGTGCGTCTGGATCGATCAGCAAGTTGTCTACCGTATCGTAGAACGTGCCGATCATCGGCTCGCCCGTCGATCTGTTAGAATACGTCTCGGTCCAGCCGCAGCCCCGGCCTGTGACGAGAGCTTCCTGAATGATCAGCTCAATGTCTGACTTCACCCCGGCCGGATGTTCTCGCATGATCCAGTCGAGCACGACAGTCATGAGGCTATTGGCCAGCATCTTCTGTTGCTCGTCTGCGTCCTGCTGCTGCTTGACCTGTTCGAGAAGTTGCTCGTCCAGCATACCCATCACTTGTGCGATAGATACCTGGTCAGGCTTGTCCGCCGTGCGAACCTCTCGTACTGGGTTCTGCCAGTACAACGACGGGCCGATGATCGCTACAAGCTCGAAGGCTTTGTTGAGCGATACCATGAACTGCGGCTGGCTGATCTGCGGGTAAAACTCTTTGCGGAAAGAGTCCTCCCACATCGCCTTAGCTGAGGAGCCAAGGAACTGACGGCAGAGCTTCGCCATCACCGTGAATCGATCCTTCGCACGCTCTGCAGCGGCGAAACGAGCGAACCACTGATTGACGATTGGACCCAGCAAATACTGCTGGACTTGCTCTGCCGTAATCATTTCAGGCTCCCGGGTTTAACTTAGCTCGGACTGCCGCGTCTTTGGCTTCCAGTAGTTTTCGCAGAGCTACTGTCCGCTCAGGTCCGGGGGAACACAACGCAACCGTCATGTGAGCCAACTCAGCAAAGTGAGATGACACCTCTTTGAGTGGCTCGGGTAAGTGATCAAACTTAAACCACTTCAACATACGTTCTTCATCCATGTCCCTCTCCTTCAGCCTTTGATTTTAAGAAACGACCAAGAGCCTCGTGGACACCAAGACCCTTTCTTCTTGTGAACCATGTTCGCAAGACGGGGGTCGGTCTCCATGCAGATGCCACGTAGCAGCATCGGCTTCCCGGTGGACTGCTCGTGGTAGAGCAGGTCAACCATGTTGTCTTCACCGAACGACTGGATTGTCGCGGGGATCGGCTTGTCTGAGATCTGGGCGGCACCGAAGTACCACACGGTCTCACCAAGCGATATGTGGATTTCCACGTCGTCCAGTTTCACAGTTCGAATAAGGTCTTTCAGAAACACCGTCTTCTCCATCTGGGGGTTATGGTACGCCGAGTACGATCGGCCCTTTTTCTTTCTGCTCACCCTGCTTGAAGAACCTTTTCAGGTAGGCTTGGTCTGCATCGAACGCAGCTCTGCCCGGATCTATTGGACCTGCAGACGGAGGAGGTGCAAGGAACTCAGGGCCGAACCCGGCCCAGTATTCCAACGTATCAAGCACGTCATGTACTTGCCCCTCCGCCAACTTGTCCTGGATGTCTTCCTTAGAAACCTTCTTCAGCACAGTCTCTAACTGTTTGCACAACACCGGGCACATGTGTGGAACCACGCGAAGCTGAGGACGACCACACTTTCGTGTACGCATCCACTTGCGAAGTTTCATGGACCGGGTCACCCATACAGTCTCACTCCTGAGAAACATATCACCTGTGAGTTGGCACCGCAAGCCCTCTCGCTGGAACTCACGGGTGTACTGGTCGAAAACTGTCCAGGAAAACCCCATCGGCGTCTGGCCACCGGCCTTGGCGTCCCCGATAAACCGGGAATAATGCCGCCCCGGATCTGCCGCTTTGGTCCGCTTAGCCATCTCAGCCGCGTCTACCCGAGGGATAGCCATCTCCCTGAAAATGACGTAGTACGGTTCCCCGTCGTCCCAGAAGTCTGGCGTCGGAATAGCACCCCACAGCAAGGCCGGACGCTGCGTACCCGGGTCAAGGATCAAGTCGACCGACCAGTTGTGCGGCACGTTCCAGTTGAGCTTCCGCATCGCCTCTGTGACTTTGTCATTCAGCGGGCTGTTGTCCCCGTAGTCAACACAGTGGTACTTCTTGTTGAACTCAGGATACGCCTGGATGTTGTCAACGACGAACTCCCCGAAGTCTCGGGCTCGGCGTTGCTCGTCGGTCCAGCCTTCCGCTCGCTTACGTTTTTCATCATCGTCTACGAAGGGGGAGTCGCTGCCTTTGAATACGAAGTTGGTTACGTCTGCTTTCTTGCGTACACCCCGCTTAACCTCGTCCCGCTGGTCAACACATCGGCGATACAATTCGATAAGGGCCGGGGTATTCATGCTGGGCCAGGTGGTCCAGTAGATCTTCCCTTTGCGGTCTGACAAACGCGATTGCCATTCAGGGTAGTAATCACTGAAGCGTATCTCTTCGTCCAGCCATATACGTGAACAGGGGTCCCCCCGTTTAACTTCCCCACTTGATGCAAAGGCGTAGACCATGGACCCATCTTTCATGGTCATCGACTTGAACTCATTTGCCGCCATATTCTCCCAAACCGGCTTGCCCTGTAATTCTGACGCTGGGATAAAAGGCGGGGCTGGCTTACGGTCCTGTGGCAGGATATCTTCATCTCCAGGTATGCGTCCTGGCTGTCAAGCCCGCCACATACCAGTATCCTTATCTCGAACCATGTCAAACGCACCTGGCTTGCAGAGCAGGCGGTACAGAGTCTGACCAACATGGTTCAACTGTAACCCGATCAGCCACACCGTAGTCGGACGGCCGACCCAGCCAGGCTCTCGCATATCATGCTTTGACCCGTCGGCAAAGATGATTGGCTTGTTGCGTAAGTATGACGCGATGATCGCAGCCACGATTGTGGATTTACCTGATCGGGTGCCCCCCTGTACAAGTATCTCAGTCGCGTCACAGAGAACCACCTGCTCTTGGTATGACGTCGGCCTAAAGATCTCCAACGCATCCAGTTTCGCCTTAGCCACCTTCGCTGCAGCGGCCAAGCCCGTTTGCAGGTCTCTCCGCTCACTCAGTGACGACTTGATACGATCGATCAGCGAACTCACAACGAGCCTCCGTACGAATTGAACCGGGCCAAAGCCTGGTATGCTGCACCCTGCATTGCTGGCTTAGCCAAACCAGGCAGTGGCTGCGGAGTCATCGGGTTGATAACCTCGGTCATCGGTGAGTCCGCGATCTGGGGGATGATACGTTGCTCTGCTTTCACCGGGCCGAACATTGGATT